ACTATTCAAATGGTTCTCGCTGATGCTGGTATTACTTATACCATGGCTGACAAAGAGACGGAATCCATTCCTTATATTCACCTCAAAGATTGCTCTTTTTTAAAGAGGACTTGGAGGTGGGATGAGGATGTGAAAGCCTATTTGGCTCCATTAGAGGAAGACTCAATCTTAAAAAGTCTAACTATTGGAGTCCAGAGTAAAACTTTGTCGCCAGAAGCACAAGCTGTAGCTGTTATATCTAGTGCCATCTGTGAATACTTCTTCTATGGTAAGAAAGTTTTCGAAGAAAAACGGCAAATGTTTAAAGATATAATTGCAGAGAACAAACTGGAGTTTTACGTCACTGAAACTACTCTCCCTATGTGGGAGGAGTTGAATGACAGATTCCAGTCAGCAGTCCCCAGAGCTTAAATCTGGGTTAAGTCTGCCGAGACTATAAACCGGTGGGTCGTAAGTCATGACCCGTGGAAACACAAAGCGAAAGACACTCTTTAACTCTAGTTACTGCTCAACCCAAAAGCCATGTGAAGCTTGGAATTTGAGAGAATGGAGAGTTATAGTATTACCTGCAAGGGCGTTCCCCGAAATCTCTTTTAAGAGATGATGCCAGCTGGTCATCAAATAATTCACATATATGTCTTAGCGTAAAGTAGCGTTTTTACATGAATATTTATTTACTTGGAAATATTAATACTAAAACTAATAATCAAATTATGGAAAACCATAAACAATTAATGAGGCGTATGATTACTGCTGAATTGCAATTGGCTAATCATCAAGTTTTGTTTGAAGAATTGGAAGCTCGTTTAGAAATGTTGGAAGGTCATTTTGATCATTCGACAGATTTACAGATTCAATCTTCAGATGAACCTACTGGTGATACTAATGCTCAAGAAACTGAACAAGAACTTGTTCATTTTGTTGATGGTATTGAAGATAATACTGATGGTATGACTGCTAATTTAGACCCGACAAATATGGGTCTAGCAACTAGTTATGAACTTAATCAATTTTTATCTCGACCAACAAAAATTGCAGCATATGATATTCCTCAAGGTGAAGGTAACACTTTCCGCGCACTTTATCCGTGGGAAGCTTACTTCACGAATCCTCAAATTAAGAGGAAATTGGATAATTATGCCTATATTCGCTGTAATCTTAAGATTAAAGTTGTGGTTAATAGTTCACCATTTATTTATGGTTGCTATGCTATGGCATATCAACCTCTTCAGGAGTTCAATGAAGAGAATAGACCTAAAGGCGATCAATATGATCGCATGAGATTGTCTCAACGGTCTAATATTCTCATTGAATCCCATAAGAATAAAGGTGGTGAACTCACGTTACCTTTCTTCTATTATAGAGATTGGTTACCAACCACAGCGGAATCACTTAATGCGATGGGTGAACTTATCCTTTATAGTTACATTTCTT